CTAGGCGAGATCGTACAGGAGTTCCCAGAAATGAGAACTCAAAAATCCCTATGGGGCGGACGTTTCCTCACAAATGCCGACCTATTTAAATAGCATAAATTCACTAGGAGGTGAACAATATGTCGGAACAAGAAAACCTTATTAAGGCTGCTGAAGCAGGTGCTTTCGTATCAGGTGGTATTGGAAGCGCAACTGCAACCAATCCAGATGGTAACGTATCTCCAGCTGATTCGCTCGGTGTAGTCACTGGCGGAACATTTGGTATTACATCTGGACCAAACGCAGTTAACCCAACAGGCACATCTGGTGGTATTTTAGCACCAGAACAAGCTCGCCGCTTCATCGACTATGTGTGGGATGGAACAGTTCTCGCCAAAGATGGTCGTAAAGTTACAATGCGAGCAAACACAATGGAGATCGAAAAGGTCAACGTTGGAGAGCGTGTAATTCGTGCAGCAGCTCAGGCTGATGACGCATACACAAATGCTGGCGCAACATTTTCAAAGGTAGAACTAACAACCAAGAAGATTCGTCTTGATTGGGAAGTATCTACTGAGTCTCTTGAAGACAATATTGAAGGAGGTGCACTTGAAGACCATCTCGTTCGTCTAATGACAAACGCATTTGCTAACGATATCGAAGATCTCGCTATCAATGGTGATGGTTCAACAGGTTCATTCCTTTCAATTATGGAAGGTTTCGTAAACAAGGTCACAACAGGTTCAGATGCTCACGAAGCAGTTGTAACAGTTGCTGACAATGCATGGACACCAGCTGTAATGCAAGATATTATTCTTGCAATGCCACGCAAGTATCGTGCAATCAAGCAGAACCTAAAGTTCTATGCAGGTACAGATGCATTCCAGGGAATCGTTGCAAACAACGGTACACTTGCAGATGCAATTGCTGAAGCCTTTGTTAACAAGGGACCAGGCACAGAGGCAAATCGTCAGGCATATCTTGATGGTGCAGCTCAGACATTCGGTGGAGCACGTACAACACGTGTTCTTGGTGTCGACGTAATGGAAGTACCTTACTACCCAGCAGATTATGTCGATTTGACATTCCCTGCTAACCGTGTTTGGGGATTCCAGCGTGATATCACCGTAAACCGTGAATACAAGCCAAAGAAGGATACAATTGAATACACAGTATTCGTACGCTTTGGTCTACAATGGGAAGAACTTGATGCAGTTGCTTATGCAGATGCAGCATCTGATTCCTAAAAACAACTAAATAATCGAACGAGGAGGGTAGCGTAAAAACTACCCTCCTTATTCACATTCTGATATAATAGCAGTGGAGGAAATAAAATGTCAGCAGAATTAATAGAAGATTTAAAAAAGAAAACAGTACCACAACTAAAGTCATATGCAAAGAAAAATAATATAGATTTATTTGGAGTTACTACAAAAGCACAAATATTAGAAGTTATTTTTTCATTTATACCAACAGAGCATCAGGTTAAACAAGCAGAAAACAAAAACAAACCAGTTGAAAAAATTGCTCTATATTCAATAAAAAACTTACATTGGAATGGATTTGGAAGTCTTGAAAGAGGCTATAATATCGTTAGTAAGGAGGATTCGGAAAAGTGGCTCACACTAAAGTCTGTTAGGGTAGCAGATCAAAAAGAAGTAGCCAACTTTTACGTTAAAAAGAAATAATGGAAATATTAAGGATTCCACCATATCCGCTATCGCTACAATACTCTGTTCCAGCAGCAAGCTCTAACTACTTTCTTGTAATTTCTAGCAATGACAGAAATGAAGAAATTATAGATGAGGAGCTAACATCAAGCTCTGGAGCAAAGATTACATATACTCTTCCAAATGATTTTTCAAAATATGATGAAAGCTACTCAGTTTCTATTTATGAAGTAGACGGAGATAATCGTGGAGACGTTGTTGTAGAAGATAATTTAGAAATAGTCCGTCCATATGTTGATCCAAATAGTCTTGGCACAACAGCAACAGAAATTGCAGAATATGCAAACTATGAAAAAATAGCAAGAGCAATAATAGATGCCCACGTCCCTGGAGGATTTTATTTTAATACAGAATGGCTACAAATTGTAGGTCAGGGTACAGACTATATGCCTTTGTGGACCAGAGGCTATAAAATTCTTAAAGTTTATGAGAATGCAGAAAAAGTTTGGGATGTTGATGATGAAAATGGTCCAGCATTAGCAGATGATGAATACAGTATTACAAAAGATAAAACTGCAATTATTAAAGATCCAGTTGGTGGGGTAGATTCTTGGAATAGATCTGAAAGAAAACCAGCACGTATGGCAGTAGCAGCATCAGATTCAATTTCATGGTTTGATACAGAAGATAGCGGAAACTTTCAAACATTTAGACCAGGTGTAACATTCCCAGAGGGAAGAGACTATATGTTTTATATAGAATCGGGGTATAAGGTAGTTCCAAATGATATTGTAGATGCTACTAATATACTTATTGAAGATCTTAAGTGTGGCAAGTTAGACTATTATAAGAGATATGTTACAAATTATTCTACTGACCAATTTAAAATACAATTTGATAAATCATCTTTTGATGGAACTGGTAACATATTAGTAGATAAAATATTAGATAAGTATATAAATAATATAAGCAAACCTGGAGTTTTATAATGTCTATTGACTGTGAAAAAACAGACTTTGTATACCCAATGAAAGCAGATATATATTTTCCAACAATTGACCAAGGGTCCTATGGTCAACCTAAAAAGGGTTGGATTTTTGATAGGACAATTATTTGTAATGCAACTCCATTAGGAGGTGCTGGCGAAGAATCAATTAAACCTGATTCTTTTTTACAATACAAAGATAGACTAATTGCAAGAACAAAAAATGATCCACGAATATCTTCTCAAGAAAGTACAAATGCAATTACAAATATTTTAATAACCAATATAAGAGATTGCGATGACGAAGTTTTATATAAAGAAACCGCTGGAGTCAGGGCTAACAAAGGAACTATTTATGAGGTTTCTACAGTTGAGCCTTTTATTAATCCATTTGGTAAAATAGAATATTACAAAATGCTATGGCGTAGAGCCGAAAATCAGGCAGTTGGTGACTAATGATAGTTAGAACCAATACAAAACAATTTGAAAAACAAATGAATAATATTGTTGAATATTCTTTTGGATTTTTAAGTGGTGTTCAAAAAGGAAAAAAAGTATTTTTAAATAATTTAGGAAAATCGGTTGTATTTGCTTTAGGTCAATATATAGATGTTGAAGCAAGGGCAAATCCGAAAGCATTACATCATGTTTATGAATGGTATCGTGTAGGTAGCCCATCAGCAAGATTATTTGATATAGACTATACAGTTAGCAATCTTGGTCTTAGTTTAAATTCAAAGTTTAGACAATCAAAGACCGTATCTGGAGATTCTAATACTCCATTTTATAATAAAGCATCAATTATGGAAGATGGAATACCAGTTACAATTAAACCAAAAAGAGGTTCTGTTTTAAGATTTGAAGATGGCGGTAATGAAATATTTACCAAAAAACCAGTAACTGTTAGAAATCCAGGTGGAGACGAAGTTGCTGGATCTTTTGAAAAAGTATTTAATGAGTTTATGTTAAGATATTTTAAACAATCATTTATAAGAGCATCTGGTCTTTATGATTATATTAATAATCCTGTTCTTTATAAAAAGAATATCCGTGCTGGATCAAGAATTGGAAAATCAAAGGGTGTTGAGACTGGATTTAAATGGATTGCTAATGCAAGGGTTGGTGTTGAATAATGACAGAACAAATAAAAACAACTGGATTTGCACCAACATTTTTAAACAGATATGTTTTAGCTCAACTTGCAAGATTTGATTTAATAGCAGAGGGTGGTTTAGATCAGGCTGGCTTTAACCCTATGATCCCAGCACAATTTCCAACTAATATAGAAGATTTATATAATGATCAAATTCAAATTAGACAAATAGATGCTCCAATAATGATTATCTATGATCGCCTAATGAGATTTAGACCAACTCCATTTTATAGAAATAAAAGAGAGCAATTAATATACTTTATATATTCTGCAGATGTAGCAACCCTATTAGATACCGTTCGTGTTATAACTGATGCTCTAGATAGAGAAGATTCAGCAGCACAAGATGTCAACCAATGGAATATGGAAAATCCTATATCAGATACTCCGAATAATGTATTTTTTCATAACATAAGGGTATATCAGGCAGACGAAAGTCGTGACGTTGTTGAGCTTGCATCGGCAAGAACTTTATTTGTTAATAAGATTATTATTGAGTATGACTATCACACCAAAGATAAGATATCTATAGGTGGGGTAGAGTATGAAAATCCATACAATTAAAAATGCTGATATACTTGCCTTGAGGAAACCCGCCAAAACTTCATAGATCTATTGAAAGTAGAGGTGAAAAAATGGCATACACTCGTGGTACATCCACCAACATTATCGTTGGTGCTGCTGCACTTTTTGTAGCGGATTCAACACTTACACCAGGTACGTTAACTGGCTTTACAGCCACTGAATCGTTTAAGGATACCCTTTCCGATGAAGCAACGTATACAAATGTAGGTTACACCATGAACGGTCTTGAGCTTCAGTTCCAACCAGACTTCGGAGAAGTACAGGTTGACCAAGTTCTTGACGTTGCTAAGTTGTACAAGCAAGGCATGCAGGTAAATCTTGCAACAGCTTTTGCTGAAGCTACCCTTGAGAATCTTCTCTTGGCTTTGGCTTTTAACGATGACAAGTTGTCTGGAACAAAGAGCACTTCAGCAGGACAGGTTCTTGACCTTTCTGCAGGTGACATCGGAGAATGTCCAGTTGAACGTGGTATCGTAGCAGTTGGACCTGGAACAGGTGACTGTGAAGATTCTGCATATGTTGAACGTGTCTACAGCGCATATCGTGCACTCTCAATCGAGAATGTAACAGTATCTGCAAAGCGTGACGAAGCTTCAATGTTTGAAGTATCATTCCGTCTTCTTCCAGAAGACACATCTGGTTCATATGGTAAGATCGTAGATCGTACTTGGGCTCCAGCTTCATAATCTAATTTTAGATTAACGACAAGCCCACCCTAGCGGTGGGCTTTGTTGTTTATGGTAAAATAGATAAAATGGCTACAGAAGTATATAGT